TTGCGGAGTATTATTTATCTCCACTAAAACATAGGCATCATTATATAGTTTTGCCGCATTATAAATCTCAGTTGGAAACAATATAGGTGAAATTGATGAACTCTTATAAGTTGCCACTTGTTCATATGGTGTGGCTGAAATATCAATTACCGAGAAGGTAGAACAATCTAGTCCTTTTCCTTCAGATACGTCAACTACAATTGCGTATAGGTGGTCTTTTGCATTATCGTCATCACCTTTGACTGGAGGTTTATAAATCTTAACCTTATCGTGTTCCGTGATTGGATTCTGATATACCAGTTGTTGTAATTTAAGACCAGATACCAGAGTGTTTGAAGAACCTAAGAACTCAGTTTCAAATTCCTGGCGGAACTGGTGCTCAGAGGTATTTTTAATTGTTTCTTCTTTCCAATCTTCATCTCGACCAGGAACTTGTGACCAATGAATTTCAAATGGAACATAATTGTTTCGTTTATTGACCGCATCGTTCCAATACTTGTAAAATAGATTCATGCCGTTTGGTGTAGAGACCATTAGAATCTTGGTCTTTGTACCAGCAGTAATAACTGGATAAACTGAAGTAATAAACTCAGAAGCAATGTTTGATGGTACGAAAGCAAACTCGTCTAAGAATACAATGTTAAACGAACCAGAACGAGAAGCTGCTGATGATGTTGAATCTGCAATAATGACTGAACCATTTTCTAGTTCAATACGAGATTTGTTCCATTCAACCACACCTTGTTGTAACCATTGTGGAAGATTTTCGTAGGCCAACTGTAATTTACCAAGAATACCAATAGCAGTCTTACTTCTGTTAGCAAGAACGGCAATAGTTTGTGAATCTTGAAATAGGATTGTCCAGAGAAGATATGCTACTGCTGTTGTGGTTTTACCAACCTGACGAGGACATTTGACAATAACAAAACGATTTTCATGGAAAGTACTAATCATTTCTTTCTGAAAATCGTACATGGTGAAAGGTACAAGACCTTCATCCAATGTAATGATTTTAATCCATTTAGCAAAGTATAATGGATCTTTAGAACACTTGACATATTCATCAAATTGTTCTTGTGTATAACTTTGTTTAACGCCAGTTCGTTTTAATAAAGGATTATCACGATAGGCTTGTTTTTTATTTGTTGCCATTATCTTTTAATAATTTACCTAAGTCAGCAGTAGAACCAACAAAAATTGCTTTGTCAATTGTGGTATTATTTACTTCTTTCTTTTTATCCATCTCACGCATTTGTTTTTGTATGTTTAATAATTCTTTGTTTGCATCCACCATATTTTTAAGTAGTGTTCCGTAGACTTCAAATGCTCGTGGGTGTTGTCCTGCTTTAGCAATATTAAGAATTTCTTCCATGGCTTCTTTGCCTTGGTCAATAATACCTTGAAGATTTTCTTTAGACTGCTGATAAGCATCGCCCAAATCTTCTTCTATATCAGGTTTATTGTAAAGAGGAGTTTCCTTTTTAACTACAGGTAACTCCTCTTTAATTGATGGTGTTACATCAAATATTTCTTCCATACTTTTTTCAAATTTATTCATAATATTAAACTATTAAGATGCAGCACCTTTAATAACAACATATTGAATAACAGGAGCTTCAGCAGTAACAGTAGTAATTGCTCTAATAGTTACGTTAGCAATACCATTACTAGTATTTGCATTAATTGTATAGTTACCAATTGTACCACCAGACCAATGGTTAAACTGTATAAAGTCATTTGCACTAATTGTTGAATTTGTAAATGTAAAAGTGTTTGCTGCACCAGCAGATAATGCTTGTGAAAACAATGTAATTTGACCTGAAGGTTTATTTAATGTTACACCAGTAGTTCTACTTGTTACTTGAGTTATTGTGCCACCTGAACCTGTGGCATAACCAATGCCGTTACCTGTTGTAGTAATTAATCCTCCAACAGAAATATTACCAGCAACTCCAATACCACCAGAAATAATAATAGAACCAGTTGTAGTGTTTACTGAAGTTGCCGTGCTTTGAAAATAAACTTCTGTAGCTGGAGTAAACACAACATCGGCTGTACCGGCTGGGTCAATAGTTAAATCGCCAGATGGTGTTGTGATTGTGGTTGCAATAATATTAGCAGAAACGTTTAGTGTACCAGTAATAGTTGTTGCGCCTAATGTGGCCGCTGAATTGGATGCTACCAAAGGAAATCCGCCGGCGGTACTTCCATCATGTACGGTTGCAGTATATTTTGTCGTATCAACAATAATTTCACCGTCGGCACCTGTTATAGATGCCAAAGTGGCGGTTGGATATCGTCTAAATTGTAGTGTCTTTGCCATTTTGAAACCTTTTAAGAATTAGGGTAAGTTGAGGTTATGTTAGGTATTTCTTTTATGCTGGTATTATATGTATAATATGAAGTATTGGCACTTAAATTCAACAAATCATCATCACCATAATGTTCAGTCAATAAATCTTCTGTTCCAGTTTCAGTTAATAAATCTCCTCCAACATAATTTGGAGTAATAACAATTTGTGACAATGTTCCTGGTGCAACGTAATAAGAATTAAATATATAATTTGAGTTTGTTGTTGCGCCATAAATTGGTTGACTGGATACAAAATTGCCATTAATATTTGTTAGTGTTAGTTTATTATTGTCAAACGAAACAACTTTTCCACTAGCAGTAGAATTAACTATCGTATATCCTTGATATACAATTTCACCAATTTGATATTCACCAACACCACCAGCGTTTACATTAAATACTACATTGGTATCGGCAGTTACATCATTTAAAATATTTGTGATAGAAGCAGTAATTAATCCAGCGGTACTTGTTGGACCAAACACATAACCCTTAACAGTAAAGTTTAATGTCCAAATAATCATTCTTGGATCAGAATCTCTTGGACCTTCATAAGTAGTTTCGTGATTTGTTGAATTTAATACAACAGGCACTTCTTTAACCACACCCATTTCAGGAACTAAATTTAATTTAATTGTATAATCTGGTGTAAAGTAAGGAAGAATATGTTCAATAATTTGTGTGCCATCTTCAATATTTCTTACATACAAATAAAGATTGAAATCAAAATTGTATGGTACTGGATTATATTGCGATTTTATACCATTACTCGTTTGAACAAAACTTTTAAAATTAGTATTTTGTTTTCTACTAGCATCGTAAGATAATCCTACCATTTCAAACGACATACGAGGCAAAGTCATTTGAACTTTTTTATCTAAATTTGGATCACCTTGAATACGTTGAACATATAACTCTTTTGCTGCATAGGCAACTGGAACAATAAATCGTTCCGCTTCTGTGTTGTCTGGATTATAACGGACCAAAGTAATGTTATCAAATAGGTTACCAAAACCTACGACAAGCTTACGAATGATTCTCCAATAAAAAGTATTTGCCATTATATGCTACCGAAAGGATTAGTTTCTGAAAAGTCTAATATACCATTAGCAGAAGTTTGTATATATTCGTTATCAAACACTTCATTACCAGGTTTAGTTCCTAATGTATCAAATGTTGAAAGCGTATACGAAGCACCACTAGTAGAACCAATAATATTTTGACCATCAACAAATTGTCCTGCAATATTAGTAACAACCAAATAGTTGTTTGCTGGTATAAAGGACTGTACGATAGCTATTGTAGTAGCATTGGCCAAAGTACTGTCCGGAGATTGGAATACAGTTTCTTGTATATTATATGTTCCTGAACCTGCGCCAATATGTAAAGTCAATGAGTAAGCCGATTGTGCCACAACAATATCAATATCTGCCTTACCAGTTTGTATAATTTCTTGTGAGTATTTGAATTTCTCCATTTCCAACTCATAGAAATATGGAACTTTTCTACCTAACATAAAGAAGTCTTTTGTTTGATTTGTAAATTTAATTTCAAACAATTCGCCTGTACCATTTAAAAATGGAACATAAACTAAATCACCTTCATTAGGTCTTGTCATTGTAGAACTTTGTGGAACTCTTTGTGAAAAGGTTCTTTTTGATACAATCACTTTAATATTGTTTTTAATTTCTAAACCAAACTTAGAAAAGAATTCTTTTTCGCCTTCATACTCCAAAGAATTTGATAGGTATAATTCTAACTGAAATGCAGACTGAAACTTACGAACAGGATCTTCACCATAAAGAAGGTCTCTAGCCTGATTATTATTATTAGGAAGATAATATGCGTCAAAACCTTGAATGCGTATTGACTCCACAATTAAATCTTCTATTACGTGTTGTTCAGGTAATGAGTTATAATTATTAAAGTATTGAGAAACTGCCATTTTAGTTCATGAACCATTCTAGTGGACTAAAGTAATTTGTTGCCATTTCAGATTCAAGTCTTTCAATTTCAGTACAAGCTTCAGTATAAATTGTTTTACCATCTAATGTAACACCACCAGGTAATTGCAATCCAGCAAATTTAGAAAGGTTATTTCCCCACGTTCTTTTAATTAAAGCGGTAGCATATTCTTTCAACCAACGGTCATTCCATACCAAATTGTAAGTATTTGGATCAATAAGTGCATACGCTTCGGATACCACAACCTGACCTACCGGAGCCTCATAGTCTCCCCATGCCCAATCAATATACAGTCTTTGCATGTGTCTTTGGAAACGAATAGGAACTTCTCCAGTGAATTGAATTTCTAGAGAACGTAAGTGTTGTTGTGTTAGGTTATAATTGATGTACGAAGCGGAGGTGAAGTCATATAGTTCATTTAATCGTAATTGATAACGCAAGTCGAACATATTGACAGTTGCCTGAGAATCGGAAAGTGGAAATATTCTGGTAATACCAGCCAACTCAATGGTATTTCCGTCTTGGTCTTTTGCTAATGTGGCGTCTAAGTATTGGTTATTGACATCGGTTTGCGTGATGTAATGAACCCAATAGACTTTTTGTAGTCCATCAAAATGATAATCTTGCCAATATTGTAAAGCGTCATCAATACGGTCCTGAACTTGGTCTGGATCTACGTTAATTTCTATGACGGGAAAACCTAGTCTACGAAGGCAATAATTCGTAAAGTCTTGTCTGCTGGTAATTGTGGCCATCAATATCTCCTAATATAGAAGTATTTATGTCACCTTTATTTGATATGGTTCCAAACTCTTTCATGTAACCAATATAAGAAAACCTTAGTAAATACCTCAGTAAACGCTATTCCTGTTGCTAAAGCTAGGGTTCCTGTAATGAACCATGATACAATAAACGTATCCATTGTACCAGTTAACCTCCAAGAAATAGCTTTTACTAAACTTCTAACCGGACTATCTCCTTTTTTAATACCAATTTCAGAAATAATCTTTTTAGACCATTTTTTACAATCTTGTTCCGTTACCTTAAAGTCATATATTGCGGGTGGAACAAACATTTTATTAGTATCTTCAAATCGACCTTCCGTAATAGTATCCATCCAAATGGTCCAGTCAGCATCAAAATTCTCTCTCATTTGAGGTAAGGGAGCCACAAAATCACAAATAACAAAATCTGATTGAGATTCGTCAGCCATTACTTTCATACGGATTGATTGACGAATACGACCTTCTTCTGTAAAGTCCCAATCATTAAACTTTTCTCGGACAATATCGGCATTTAACCATTGTACGGTTTTACCTAAAACTTCTATTCGTTTTTTAAGTTCTTTAGCTAAGGTTGTTTTACCAGAGCCCGGCAATCCCATAATAAGAATCTTTTTCATTTGAGCCCCATTGATTTTCTAATGTCTGTTGCTGATATTGAGTGTGTGTCCTCATCAAATACCTCGTTTTCAATCTTATACCCAACATTACGACCATAAGTAATATTTGTAATATTAGGAACGAATAAAATGATATATTGGCCATCATATTTCTCCTTTAAGTCTGCGTGAATAAAATTTTCCACTTCTTCTTTTTTGAAAGGATTGCTATCATTCCATCCTTCACAATCTCTTATCATAATACATACTTGGCCAGTTTTGGCAATAGCACGGTCAAATAATGCTCTGTGACCAGCGTGCCAGGGTTGCCATCTACCTAACATCTGTACCGTTTCTTTTTTCCAATCAAATGTTTTCATCTGTAAATATACTCCTTTTCCAATTCAATAAAACGATTATATAATTCTTCACCTAGAATTTCTTTAGGAGATTTAGAAGTCTTTTCTAATTTCTTTCTTATTTTGTGCATACCAGATAATCCCCATGCCACCAAATCATCATCTTCCGTCAGACTTTCAATATTATCAAAGTCATAATTGTGCATTGGTAAACTTAGAAAGCTTTCAATACTCTTTAGTGTATCATTAGGATTAGAAACAAAATTGTCATAGTCAATTAACAATAAACGATTGGAGGCATCTTTCTTTAATTGAACCACACCTTCCATACAATCTCGAACCATACTGAACCACATTTCTGCCATCATGTTATCATCTGTAGGTGGGAATCCTTTTTGTCGTAAGGTTTCTTTCATATAACTATTTGGATTATTATGGAGTACCGTCAACCAACTTGCCATAATACTTGGCAAATCTCTTACGGTAGCAATAACTTTTATTTCTTCACCAAAAAGAATTTCAGATGCCGGCATATTTTTACCCCATCCTCTGTTCTTGTCAATGACGATACTTTCAGGTCTATGTTCCCAAGAGGCACCAATCATCGCCTTTGTGATATTTGTTAATTGCTCTGGAAAAGGATTGGCTTGAACCGATGGTAGTTTGTGCCACGCATTTTGATTTTCAATTAATAAATCTAACATTGGTGATGTAGGTGTTACATACACCTCTGGATTTTGATTGAGTATGGCGGCAAGAACTGTTGAACCTGACCTAGGCAATCCTGAGAGAAAGTAAAATTGTTTTTTCATAATGTAATTCCTTTTAATACAGATAATATTTGTTCTCGGTATTGTTGAGATACACTAGCGTTTCTGTATATGTCCGTCAAATCGGATGCAATTGTTTTGAACCAGTTACCTTCTTTATTGGGTTCATAACGAATAAAATCACAACCTGCCGTAATAAATTTTTCCATTTGAAAACTTTTTTTGTAGTGATATAAAAGATACCACAATGTCCAACAGTTGGATGGATTATCACGGTATTCATCCTCAAGCATCTTTATATAAAGTTCTGGCCTTTCTTTCTTTTGAAAGTCTTGGTCGTGTACCAGAAAAATGTCCTCAGAATACAATTCACACTCATCACGGTCTTTATGAATCCAACTAAGATGTTCGTAAATGGGTTGTGACCAAGTGTAATCTTTTTTGAGGTGTATTTTATTAGTAGGAATTAAATTGGGAGGTCCAACTCTGACTGTGCGTGAATAGATGTCTAGTCTATCACAAGCAATATTGGTAATGTGAGGAACGGCATCAATAATTTTTTCCATCTCATCGTGTGTATTAATGGAAAAGTATTCATCTAAATCAGGAGAAAGACACCATACAACATCTTCTGGTATCATTGTCATATTATATTTACGAGCAACATCAAACCGCCATGGTGTAAATGTTTTCTGCTCAATAATTAAATTGGGGTCTTTGGCTGCATATTCTTGGAGTAATTCCCAAGAACCATCTGTTGAACCAGTATCGAGAAGTACACGATAATCAAACGGTGCCGCATAATACAACCACTTCTCAATATACTTCTTTTCATTTTTTAATATTGTATAAACTGCCGTTTTTCCATGTTTCATATCAAATTCTCATTCCAAAGTTTCTTCCAATCAAATAATGTATCTTCTTGTGTTTTATCGGCTATATGAAATGCCAACGACTGTAGAGGAGTAAACATCATCACATTCTGCTCATGCCATATCTTATTTATCGTAGTGTCCTCAATAGCTGCATTGACTGCCCATGTGTATGCTTGTTCTCTCATAATGGAATCATAATGAGTAAATGCTTGCTTTGAAATAAAAAATGTGTGGGTAGAATGAAAACAAGACCGCCAATACTGTGTTGGTCCTTTTACAATGTAAGATGGATATAATACTGAAAAAGAAAGATACCTGTGTGGACAATTAAATGGAAAGACGGCATAATCACCAGGATTAAGTTCTTTTAGTGTTGTCACCATATCTATCATATCATCAATGGCAGACTCTTGGTGTAGATAATCATCTTCTACACAATACACATAATCACATTCTTGTTTCTTAGTCCATTCATATTGTGATTTGAAATTACCAAGTTTACCTGAGTTAATTAGTTCACCTTTGATGCCATACTTCTCACAAAGATTTCCCATTTTGGCAAGCATTTCATCAGAAGATGAATCATCGTGAATACTAAAAATTATTTCGTGTTTAGAATTATGAATAGATTTTAATAAACTATTCAAACACGTTAATGTAATAGTTTGTTTATCAGCATCAACTATACGAGAATTAGAATTTTTCCAATAATTGTATACCGAACCACAAGTTCTAATTGCTACAGCAATTTTCATACTTTATATCGTGCAGGCTTAATTACTTTAGTCAAATAATAACATACCATTGGTTTGCCATTTAGATTATCAAATCCATATTTGACTCCTTGCATTTCAAAATCTACATGGCACATAAATCCAAGTTTTGTTTCACGGCCACCATTTTTTAAATCATCTTCATTTCGTTGTTGGTCAAACATAGCAATACCAACAGGAGTAACTTTTCTTACATGGGTAGGGTCATGGTGAAATGTGTCGTGTTCCCAATGAGGAACTTCAATGTTAATAGTTGCGCCATGCTGACATACACGATACAGTTCTTTCCAGAAAGTTAAGTACCCTTCTGTGCCTTCAAGATGCTCTAAGATGTGTTCAGCAAGAACTTCATCAACAGTAGAATCTTCAATTGGCCAATTTGGTTTTGTTAAATCAAAACACAAATCTGGTTTACATTCAGGATCAGAATCCGTATTAATCCATTTTTCAATATGTTTATAACCACATCCTAAATTCAATTTACTCATTTTGTCTCCAATAATTTTATCAAATCATTTTTCACTTCATTAAAAGGTTCATCCCATTCTTTCCATATTTTTTGACGATACATAGAAACTGAATCATACCAATAAGATTCTTTCTTCATATCCGCCCAAGTATAATACGGTAATAATGGCGTAACGACCCATGTTTTTTTACCTAGCGCAGCTGCCACATGAGCAACAGAGGTACAAGAGGTAATAATCAAGTCCATATTCATCATGGCACCCATCGTATCTTCCCATGATTTTAAGTCCTCTGATATATCTATAACACCTCCAGGAACACTTAAATCTTTAACGCCATCGTTCTTCTGAAATGAATACATCTGAACATC